CATATTCTCGACCATCCTCAAATATACAATTCTTTAAAATCCATCCGGTCCTAATTGCAATACCAGATATGATCAAGTAGGACAATGCTCCAGTAGAATTCCAGTTATTGAACTTAATCCCATCAACGGTAACAAAACTTTCTGCATCAACAGCCCCGTTACCGGATATCAATTGTGAGAATTCGACGACATCAGTCTCATTGAACTTATCAAAAATAAGTCTATTCTTATGGGTAGGGACTAGGTCCGGGGTGTTCTGTTGTCCATATTGGCCGGCGGACCCTCGCACATAGTGCGGCTCAGCGAAAGGAGTAGACCCAACCGCAGCGAACAAGGCGTCGATAGCCGATTGCGGATCAGCATAAACTTTCCCCGGACCATATTCCCATACTGCCATAATTTTTCTCCTAAGTTAAAAGATTGAGAAGATCCATCACTCTATCCATTTTCCTGTTTGGAAAGGATCTTGGGTAGTTTGATTTAACGAAAGTGGATATGATCTCCTCAGCGGTTTTCTTACTTGCCGACTCCGGAATTGTTAACCCAGCGTTCTCTAGTTCAACTATTAACTGGGATACACTAACTGCCGGAGCAGCAACCGGGTACCCGGAAGTATCCGGGATCAAGCCAACTGGAAAAGCCATTTTCTAACTCCTTACGCTGGCCACACCGGCCAGTCCGGCTGTGCGACCTCAACCCCAATCGTTTCCCAAGAGCTCTCGATCATCCACAGATAAAGATAGATTACACCGGTATCATTTGTGGTGTCATTATTCAAGAACCGAAGGAAAAGGGACTCCTTAGTTTGAGGAAGGGCTCCCTGGAAAAAATTGAAACATGGAGCACCAACCAAAGGGCTTCCGATATCGAACTTAGGTGGAAGAGCTTGAACAATCCCAACCTCAGTTATTATTGCCCCTACCGCTTGGGGATCTGGAGCCCAGTTCATGTAAGGAGATACACCCAGCATTAAATCCCAATCTTCGGACTCGCATAAAGCGGACAAGCCGACTATATTGCCATCAATGTTTAGTTTTACCGGAATAACCCCTGAATCTTCATCTCCTACCAGAGAGTTATTATATTGAATGGCAATTAGATTTAATTCTTGACCGTTCGGCAAGGATTGCTTGAACGCTCTCGATACCCCAACTGGATAAGTTGCCATTTAAAAAATCTCCTTATAAATTGGGAGGGCGTGTATGAGTAATGGAGGACACGCCCTCCCAGTGCGACTTACCGCGATTAGCGGATTGTAGCTGTTACCGCAATTTCGGGATTCTCATAATTGAAATCCCATTCGCCGTTAAGAATGAAGTCTGTACTCTTGGCCTTGGCTTCACGCTCACGCTCAAGGAACATTTCCATGAACACGCCCCATACAGTATTGTTGGGATGTGTCATCCACGCTTTGTTCTTCGGCATTGAAGGAACCATTTCAATCGGTACACCCTTGTATACCAATTTTCCAGCCGAGGTCTGGGCCGAGTCACCGAGTGCGGTTCCGCGGGCCCTAAGGAGATCACGGTAGGCATCCTCTACCCAGAAGGGGACGTAGATTCTCCACTCGTTCCGGCGAACGAAGTAAGGAGTATCAGCGATGATCCCGATCTGAAGATCGAACATGTCCTCAGGGAAGTTGTCCCCGTTTTCGTCGAAGGTCTCAGCGGTGTAGGCCACGTCGTAAGAGGTTGAAGCGGTTAATCCGGTCAAGACAACTTTGCCTTGCTCGTAGTCAATTGTTCCCGCTATTCCGGAAGCCGCATCCTGAACGATATTCCCGGCGCCGTCATCGTGAGCAACCTGAGTAGAGCTAACCTCAATTATGTAGGTCGAAGGAGTAATCGGGACTCCGTCTTGGCCATGATCCACGGACTGGGTAGTTTCGCCAACCCCGGTTACGAATTTAGCGGTTAAAGAAACTGAGGCTGCGGCATCTTCCAGCACATACCTTTCCGCAAGTTTCAGCCAGCCGTCGTTGAGAGCGAACAAGGGATCCGAAGATCCAACATCGCCGTTGATTCCCCACTCCTCAATATCGAGGCCGCCACGCTCTCCGATCATATCCACGAGAGTGGACTCGAAGTTCTGCTTCTCGATATTTCTCCTAAGGAGTTTGTCTGTCAGTCGCACGATGGACTGGGCCTCAGTTGATTCCAGATTTATGATTCGCTCAGTGGGAGTCTTGCCGTCCGTGGCCGGATCCAGAGCCGTTCCCTCCGTTTTGGGAGGTCCTAGAATTCTTCCAACAAACCCGATTCTGTTGATTTCCTCTTTGAAAGCTTCCATCAACTGGAACCGAGCAGCGGGTAGAACCACGGTGTTGTTCTGGGCCATGCGAACAAACCGATCCCGCTGTTTGGTGTTCATCAACCCGCCGGGAAGTGTCCCGGTTGAGGTTATGCTTTTTATGGCCGCGTCGATTTTCGCCAGTATGTCATTATCAGGCAAAATTAGTTCCCTCCTCTATTGATTGCGCACCCGAAAAGATCGCGGTCGGGAGCGTTTGAAGTTCTCGATTTGAAGGCCGGCTCCTCATTGTCATTTGAGTCCTGCCCCGGAAGGGACCGTGACTTGGTGGCCGCATCGAGTTTACTGGAAAGTTTCTCGAGCTGTTCTTTGACTGCCGCAAGTTCGGATTCTGAGCCGTCTTCCGATTTTTTCGCAGAGGGATCCTCTTCCTTTTTTGGATCCTCTTCCTTTTTCTTGGGCGGGTCCTCTTCCTTTTTCTCAGGAGGATCAGCCGCCTTCATTGACGCCTGCATCGCATCCACTTTTTCCGTGACACTCTTGATTGATTCACCTAATCCGGCGACCGGCTCAAGAGCAGTTTTGATCGCTTCATTCACGATCGCTTTGACATCTTCTTCTTTCATTTCATCCTCCTGTTTGCCTTTTTTGACAAGATCTGTGAGCCACGTTATAGCACGCGGGCTCTTTTTTGCTGATTTGATCGCTATCCATTTTGATTTAAAAACCGCAGGTTCATCTACGACTGATACCGCGGCCGCTATCCAATCCGGTCCAAGATCACTCAACAGAGTTTTGCCCTTGAAGGCAGACTCAAGATTTTGAACCGGGGTTTGGCTCTTTAATGCGGATTCGAGGTCAGCCGCACGGATTCCGGCTATGGAGAAGCCTTGAAAATCTCCTGACTCGATTCCTTCCCAAATTCGTTTATCCTTCACCTTAGCTGACATCATCCAAGTGCCAGCGGGTAATTCCAGCAGATCACCTTTGACCGATGTAAAGGTTTCCGGTTTTCTCAAAGTCCAGCTCTCAACTGGAACGGCCACCCGATTGAAAGTATGGAGGCCATCAATCATCTGATACTCCTCCATGAACTTTAAAGAAATTTCCTCGATCTTTTCAGCAGTTACTATTTCGCCGTCAGAGTCCGGCTCTCCTGGAACGAGTACCGGAGCAGTTGCAATTTGTTTCTTGCTGTTCTTAAAAGCGAACGGTCCTGCCAATGCGGTTTCACTCATTTTTGTTTCCCCTTTATTACAAACCCATTTTTTCGTAGTCTATCTAATAGCTCTTTTCTATTTTCTTTATTTATATAGATTACTTCTATATCATCGGATAGATTATTTTCTTCATCATAGTTAGATCCTAGGTCAATATCTAATATCCCAGATTTTTTTATGTCACTTAGAAAAGATTCCAGTTTACGATTAGAAGTTGAAAACTCAAATCCTTCCGGATTAAATTCTACTTCTCCTACAAAACCTTTATTTTTATATATTTTATACATTAATATAAAACCTCTTCGAACTCTTTACCCTGCATTAAAGCATCTTTTATATTCTTATACAAGTCAGGAAATTTATTTTTTAATCTACTTCCGCCGTTCATATAATCCTTCATAGCTTCGGCGAAAAATTCAGACTCATTTAAACAGGCGTATCTAGAAATAAATGCTTTTTCAGGATCTAACTTTTTCCACCATTTGAGATCCCTTTTTGCATCGGCTGATAGTCCGGCTTTCCTCGATCGTACTCTTCCAGTAATCCCTTCAGCCGGTTTCAATTTATAGGCTTCCGTATTCTCTATCGCCTTTATTTGTGTTTTCCAGGCTTTTCTAAAAGAGGCTCTTAGATCATTCATAGCCTTTCCTTTTCCAGCCTTAGGTCTACTTCCGGATCCACTTTTAATTTTACCAGTTATTTGAAGAGCGTCATCTAATCCATGACCGAAAGTTTCATGATTAAATATTGCTCTAGTAAGAATATCATTATCGTAGTCCACAAAGGACACAGTTTTTGTAGCTGGTCTATAATGCCCACCAATATTAGTACCTAAAGATCCTTTTTTCTCAGTAGAAAAATTAACCTTATTTTTATTTAAAGCTGTGAGACTCTTTTCTGATCCATCTCCAAGCCAAGAACTAATTTTTCTTTTTAATTCTTTTTCCTCTATATCAGAACCTTTAACCTTTATTCTATCCTTTGAAATTTTCTTTACTAAAGAATTCACCTTCTTTGGATCACTAGGAACTAATTCTTCATCTTCCAACTTAAATTCTTTATCTCCTTTTTCATCAATCTCTATCAAATCCTCCTCATAGAACCAGGATTGATTTGGGGCTTTAAACCCTAATGGCATTACAAAAGCCACCATCCGACATCTGCAATTTATCCACTCATCTATATCACCATTGGTATCACCTGGATACCTAAGATCATTACTAAAAAGATCCCCTACTCGAACTATTTGACCATCCATTGTGTATAAATGAGAAGGCCGAGTTCTTTCCGGATCTTCTTCAGCTACCCACTGCTTATATTCTGCTGTGCTGTTCTGCATGTTCGCTAACCGTGCGACATTCTGAGCCCCGTGCATCTCAGTGCGAGCTATTACCTTTAATTGGAAATTGGAAAGGTGATTAAAATCTTTTTTCAACCTATTAGCCGCTTCCGCTACACCAACACCATCTTCGTATGCTTTAGCTAATGTCTTAGTTACATCTCCTATAGCAGCGTCCATTGTTCGCTCAGATGCTTGAAAAACTTTCTGCCTTAATTCCTGTGTCGCTGGTAAAGGCATATTCATTTCTTTTTTTATCTGCTCATATACCTGTTCTGCTATTCCACTTTGAAGTTGTTTCATCCTTGTTGCAACTTGCTTACCAGTGGCCGGATCAAGTACGGATCTTTTCCGTAGCTCCTTAATTGTATCCTTGGCCGCGGAATCAAATAGAGTTTTGATCCTCTTGCTAAGGAGGGTTTGGAGTTTGGTGGCCTCCGTCACGTTCATTTGCTTTTCAGCGATGAAATCCGCGGTTTGGTTTAAAGCTGTGTACAAGTCGAACATTTATTTCTTTACATCGAACCTCTGCTTGGCCTTTTTAGCCATGCGTTTGAAAAATAACCTAGTGAGTGGATCTTTTGAAACGAGCTCAGCCGCTTGGATAGCCGACTTGATCGGTTTCTTAAAAGTTTTTGTTCCAGGTGGTTCACGTTCCTCAATTACATCGCTCATCACCTTGTTTATATTGGCGATGGCTTTAATCACATATAGCAGCATTGCTACTATCGTTGTAAATACGATCATCGCTTTTTCAGGATCTTCTCCTATCCAATTAAATAAGTCTATCATGTCTTTCCTTCCTTGCCATGCCGAGTAGTTCTCCGTGGAAATCTTTTACAGCTTCTATAACTTCGTCCTGCATTACTGGTCCGGATTCTAGAGGAACATTATTCACGTAATGGTAATCCATTCCAAGGACTCCTTCAACAGCCTCCAAGTTAAACCTTCCACCAAATATAACTCTCAATTCATTAGGAGTTATCCCACCCTTGGTCCATAGGAATTCTCCGACCTTTAATTCCTGATCCTCATCTGATGTATCAATCTCTTCGAGATAAAAATCCCAGCCCTCTATTTTCAACCCTTGGATTAGGACCATTAGATTAACAATAGTCTCCATCCGGTTTTTATCTGGGGCAATTACTGATTGTTTGTAAATGTCAGTAGATTCCTCAGCCGTTGAGCCGCCCAGTGAGCCCGTTTCCACGATTCCTAATCTATACAGTGGAATTCCATGAGCAGATAGAATCTCATCGCGGTCATCTTTGTTTGTAATTGAGAAAGATCCATCTTTCACTTCAACCGAAAGCGGTTTGAACTCAATGTCAACTTTCCCTTCCGGTGATTGAGATGGCAGCGCAAGGATCAAAGGAGAATGCGGGTTAGCCGCTAATAGTGCGAGGTGATCCTTGATCGTTGTTATGATTTGATACTCTCCGCTATCAGGGTCAACATCACCAAGGTCATAATCGCCAGTAATATAGATAGCATACTCTGGTACCCCATGATTCTCAAAAAATGAGTTGTTGTAATTCCGAATTGATATCATGGAATAGATTGCGCCGAGTGCTGGAATGATATCCGGTAATCCATAATAAGAGGACCTGAAAGTTGGCTCATTTATGAAAAGCAGGATGCTAGCTCTATATGCGGCTTCCAGCGATCCGAGTGGGTGCTCAGTCCCATCTCGGTAATCCACATCATACATGTACCCGGGCTTTTTGTACCACACTTTTTTGTTGGCCCTTATTTGGCAGTACTTATTCATGTCCTTGTGGGCCCGGATTGTGTGTGACGGAATATAGTTTAAAGAATCGAGTTCATTGTCCTCAAGGTAATCTTCATAGACAAACTCAAGAGCCCCATTCCCATTTGAAATTAAATCTTGCTGGACCATCCGTAGCATTCGATCGAGACCTTCGGGTTTGAAGTTGACGAAGGATCGCGACTTAAGGAATTGTTCCGCTCGCTCCTTATCAACTTCGCTGGCACTTTCTTTCTTTGCTCTTAATCCCCATCCCAAACCAACAGTGTCAGCCGCTCGAGTTTTCACAGCTCGCATATGCCACGTATTGATCTCAATCAAACTTGTTAACGTAGTTAAATCACGTGGAGGTTGAACCAATTCGTAAGTGGAATAGACCTCAGCGAAGGAATCATTCTTCATGCTGCGGGAGCCGGATTCTGTGCCGCTTTCCTTCATTGCATGTTTCTGGAAATCAGCCCACCTAACAACCTCTAATCTATCGGTCCCTACAGCAAATGGAGTTTTATCTCCCATATTTTATCCTCCAGCTCCAGAACCAATCGCGGCTTTTCCACCTCGACGAGTCCATCTTAGATATTGTACTAAGGAGTCAACTTGATCGTCGTGCGCTCCGTTCGGGAATTCATCAAACTCATTTGTGAAGGTCGGAACCCATGCGGCACTCATCGGAAGTTTAACTCGGCCCGCTTCAAGTATTCCTTGTGTACTTGCGGCTCGAACCTCTTTCGATCCTTTTGGGGTATAGGCTATGATATTTTTCCCAAAGATTAACCGCAACTCTTGGATTAGGGAATGTCCACTAGATTTTTTCTCGATAAGAACCTTCACTTTTGTTTCGTGAGAAACTCTATGGCTCGCCAGTTTTCCATCTCGTATGGTTGCCCAATTTTTCCAAAATTCATATAGATCCTTCGATCGTGCTTTTAGTTCTGGGAAATTATACCGGCCGCGGACAACATTGAGAAGATACCAATAGTATCCTGTAAATCCCACAATTGAGCATACACTGTAGTCATTAGCTTCCCCTTTTTCAAATGCGGTGTCCCAGGAAAGTCCTATTTCCTTGAATCGGAGAGCTTCGGGCGTAGAGCCGACTTCCTCGATTTCAATTTGATCATAATATTCCCACCATTCCATGGGAAACATTTTGGATCCTTTTCCCGAGGGCCTTCCTTGATATAGACCATCCCAAGTTCTTGGTCCAACACCACGTCGAATTTTTCTCAGCTGTTCTTCATTGAATCGCTGTGGCCACAAAGCCGGATAGGGCCGCACGTCCTCGTAATCTTCCACGAAGGGTGCGTAGAATCCATCCGCCCTGTATTTTAGTTGAAGTGTCACGCCGCCTCCTGAAGTGCGCACAGATGCCGGATGACCCAACCCTCATCTTCAAACTCACGAAGTTGCCATCCGATCCAATCATCATTATGCCAATGTGTCATGCAAGCGACGATGCAACCTGGCGGTTCCAAGCGAGTGTAAGCAACCGCTGAATACTGATCCTTTACCCATTCACGATACACTGCTGAATCAGCTTGTTCCGAGTTCTTATAAAGATCATCAAGGATTAATAACGGGGCACCTTTCCCTGTGACCGAACCTTTTAAAGAAATTGAAGTGTACCTGGCATAGTTGTCCAGCCGCCAATCCGTTTTCGCACTGGATCCGTACTTGAGGCGATGCGGATATAACTTTTGGTACATCGGAGATTCAACTACGTTCCTTCCCTTTGTTCCAAACTCAACCGCTAAGGACGCTCCATAGGTAAGTGCCATTATGTCGAGTCCAAACTCGGACATCGCCCATACAGGAAAGCGGACCGTGACAGTCTCGGTTTTCCCATGTCGAGGAGGCATTACAACAATCAATCTATCAATTGGATTTTCACAGGGTATTCCCGCAGCAGTCAAAGCGACTCGTTTTAGATCATCACCAAGGAGATAGTGATACCAAGCTGGTCGGTAGTCACGACAGTGGGCAGGATCCACAGTAGCCGCGAACGCAGTTGGATGCCTGCGTGCAATTTCCATTGCTGCTTGATGTTTATTCATCTACATCACCCAATATCATGGCCAGCTTGGCGTCGCTAAGTTCGCTAACTGGGCCCGTATCCTCGATTGTCTTTAACTTATTAATTAACTCGGTCTCGTGTTCGCTCATCGCCACGATTTGACCTATTAGATTTACTGGAATGGACGAGGGCTTTATGTTCATCAACCGCTCGTTGAGCTTGTCCTTGAATTTTTGAATTATGCCTAAGGTGTTCTGGGTTGTCACGGCCGTGTCGAGGACAATCTTTTTCTCAACCTTCTTAAATGCCTTCTCGCGGATACGCTCCACTCGGTCGTCCCATGAATCTTTCTTTCTATAGTTCCTAACTGAGGTTTCCGTGACGTCGTAATACTCAGCGATCTCCTTCATGGTTGACCCCGTCGCGTACATGCGGAACATGTTTAGACGAGCATCGTTATCAATTTTATGTGTGTCTTGGTTTCTCATTGCCCTAAGCTTATAATAGCACAAAGCCGCACAGTTAGCAAGCTTTAAATTTCGATTTTACAAAATAATTTTGAACAAAAAGAAATGGCAAAAAGTTTGCGTTTTGAAAAGTAGTATAAGCTAAGAAGAACAATAAGATAAGAGATAAGAAAAGGCCCAGAACTAATTATTATATTCCACCTCCTACTCCTTAGGATTCCGACTTATCAATTCTATTGGTTAAAAATCGGCGAAAAAACGCGAAAATTTGCAAGAACGGCCCCCGTGTTAAAATATGTACACCTCGCCGTCCGCTCGAGCTCAGAGCCGGAGATGCAAAAACCCGATTTCGGCTTAAAATGCTAAACCGGCCGAGGTGCACCTATTTTAACACATATGCCGTTCTTGCAGTTTTTCTGAAAATACAACACGGTATATCATTTATATTAGGTTAAAATCTACGAAATAACCAACGTGTTGGATCACCATAAAAAATAATTTTCAGAATCGAAATTTAATGCTTTACAAATGTTTTTCTTTATGCTATAATGCACCTAATGCTACACAAGCACATCGCTTTGAAGAATGAATTATTCAACAAAGCGGGATCGCCGCTAACCATGCGGCTCTGGTAGCCTGCAGATTGAACAATCGTTCATTCAGCAGTCTTCCCGGGAAAGGAATAGAAATAGAATGTCCACAATCCTTTTAATATCAATGTTTGACGATAGAGCCTTATCGATTAAACTTGATCCGCGATTACCTCTGGTAATATTCAATGAGCACCTTGATAAAATCAAGGAGTTCCCAGAACGCCGGTACTATCAAAAGTATGGATCCATATGGCGTGTCCCTATCACAGAACCTAATGTAACCTATCTCCGTAACACGTGGCAAGAAGATCAAATCTCCTTAGACGATGAGGCCGCTGTTTTCCTGAGGCACTCGGAGCTCACTGATAAGGTTGCTACGAAAAGGGAAACTCGGAGATGGCAGTACATTTTTGAAGATGAAGTCCCGGAAGTTTCCTATGTAAAAGATGAAAGATCAATCACTGTCCCATACAAGCATCAGACAGTCGCACTGGATGCGATTCACAACGTAGAGTTCTTTGGGCTGTTTATGGAAATGGGAACTGGGAAAACTAAGGTGATCGTGGACGAAGCCTTTTGGCAGGCGAGACTTAGGATCGAGCAGCGAGCCGAAGGAAAGAACGTGGCTCCTTATAAGGTCTTAATAGTCTGCCCGAAGACTATACGCCAGGTATGGGAATCAGAGTTTAGGAAACACAAAGATCCTAAAATCCCAATGTGGGTATCTTTGATAGGGACCCAGACCCAGGGCATGGATCACATTTTAAAGGGTATTAGATCTAAGACTGCGTTAAAGGTTTTTATCACAACGTACGACAGGGTTCACACAATGGGCGCGGCCTTTTCAAAAATTGGAATTGACATGATGGTGTGTGATGAGTCAACCAAAATAAAGAACCCTTCTGCCCGCCGCACTAAGTCCGTACTTGAGCTAGCCGAGCACGCGAAAAGAAGATTTGTATTATCCGGTGCTCCCGTGGTTAACTCAATAATGGATTTATTCTCACAAACTGAATTCTTAAATCCTGGAACCTTAGGAATGTCAAACTACAATGCCTTTAAATCGCGGTACTTACGAGTCGCGAAAATAGCCGGCAAGAACTATACCAAGGTAACTGGGTATCAAAGACTTGACGAACTTAAAGAGCGGTTGGCTCGCTACTCATTTATTGTCACTAAAGATCAATGCCTTGATTTACCGGATAAAGTGTACTCTACGCGATTCGTGGAAATGTCTAAAGAGCAAAGAGAGATTTATGATTCATTGATAAACCTTCACATGGCAACTTTGGAAGATCAAGATCAGCCTGCTATGATGGTGGCCCGGGCAATGATCGCCCTTTTACTTAGACTTGCCCAAGTGAGTTCCGGATTTGTTGTACACACTGAGGGCGAAAGGCGGGAACAGGCGATACCTGGCGGCAATGGAAAAATGCAGGCGTTAATAGAAATTCTTGAAGAGGTCGGAAAAGAGCGTCCGGTACTTGTGTGGGCGAGATTCCGATACGATATAAACGGCATCCAGAGCGAACTTGAGCGTTTAGGGTATCGTGTTGCTTCGATCTACGGAGGAACCACCGCAGGTGCTCGCGATAAAGCGGTTCAAGATTTCAACTCTGGAAACATTGACGTGTTAATCGGGGAACCGGGTACAGGCGGAATAGGACTCACACTGCTCGGCCCCGATGACCGTCAATGTAACACGGTGGTCTATTATAGCAGCGATTACTCCTTAGAAAAACGCGTGCAGTCAGAAGATCGCTGTCACAGAATTGGCCAAACTAATAAGGTGACCTACATAGATTTAGTTTGTGAAAATTCAGTTGACGAGCACATCATTTCAAGATTGCAGGCTAAGCGGGATCTTTCTGAAGAAATAAAAGATGTTGAATCTATAAAAGCGATTTTACTTGGTGAAGAATATGGGATTAACCAACCAAAGGGCCGGAAATGCGCACTATGCGAACGTTTGGTCGATTCGACTGTTTCAGAGAAATTTTGTACCCTTCACGAAGTCGTAGAAAGAGAGAAACGGCAATGTTAGAATTTGAAACAATAAAATATGATTCTATAGAGCACAATACGGATTCAGCAATCCTATTAAAAATAGAGGATAAAAAATACTGGATTCCAATATCTCTAATTGAAGAGATCGACGAAAAAAATAAAAGGATAACTGTTGAAAAATGGATCCTGATAGAAAAAGGATTGGAGGATTATATAGTATGAGTACTGATGAAAAATATGAGGATCGAAACCCGACGAAGACCTTGAAGAGACCTTCTAAACCAAAACCAATTAATTACCAAACTTTAAAGGGCACTAGGAGCCGGATTCTGTCCGAACTTGGCTTGAGGAAAGTTTCCGGAAAACAAAAACAGAAGATTGAAAAAATAATCATGGATTATGCAATCTTCGTAACAAGAGAGGTATTAAAATATGAAAAGAAAAGAATAAGTCTAACTCGTAAAATCATGCTCAAACTTGGGTATGTTCACCACTCGGTGACCGATGATCTGATCACGGACTGCCACAACTCCTATGTTAGGATAAAGGGGATGGAAAGGGAAATTAATTACTTACGTAAGGATCTGCCAAATGCGTCTATTTCCACAAAAATTCCCTTCAACTCCAAGGAGGGAAATCCAATGTCCGGTAATGTATGGATTATTAAGAAGAACGGAGACCTCGAAATAAAGATGCAGTTCAAAAAGGACGAACTAAAACACGTCTCCTTAGGATCGATCTGGTTTAAAGCTTTCAAAATAGTAAAGGATTCAGGATGTCTACAAAAGTAACAATATGGGTACCGCGCTCTTCAGGTCACTCCTACGAAGAGGCTGAAATGTATGGGGAGATAAAAGAACTTTTCCCGAAACATATCCGAGGTTTTAGTCTCGAAGAAATGTATCAGCATCTTATTGAGCTGGAGGAAGATGGCTCTATAAGCGAACATGATATCCTTCTTCCCTCCGGACCCTTGACCTTTAACATGATAGCCTATGAATTTTTTATGGGGACCTATAACAGGGTCATAATGCTGTTATTTGACGCTAAGACTGGAAAATATATCAAGAGGAGAATTGACATATGAATAAAGAAATAGAAAAATGGAAAAATTTAACTGGTGATCTCGAAGCCGCACTGGAAGCGAGCAAGCGAGCTATCGAAACCATGGTACTTGATGAGATGGCCGAGTTCCACGCAGAGCTAAAGGATATCAAGGACGTACTGGAATCAACGAAAAAGACCGTGAATAGAATTCTTGAAATTCACAACATGAAGTTCTGCACCGCATTGGTAGATACAGACCTCGACAAATTCACGTACAACGGGATTTCCTATTTCCCTTCAGCTAAGGGGTACTTCAGTATCAAGAAGGATGAGGCCAGCCTTAAAGAGGCAAAGAAATTTGACGCTCAAAATCCGGAATTGAGATTATTCCAGGTTCAACCCGTGAAGGAGTCTGTTAACCAGTTCGCGGAAAGCGTGCTCCAGTCCGGCAATCCGCTCCCTAAGTTTATCAACCGCCATATCATGGCTCAAGTCCGCACGAGGAAAACAAAATGAATTCTGAAGAAAAAGTGATAATGGAATTTGTTGATCGAGTAGTCGAGGCCGTTAAGCGTGGGGATACTTCCCTATCATTTAAGGTAAAAGAATTAAAACCGATTATGGCCCACATAGCTGGAATTAAAATGGAAAATCTTGCGCTTACGCTTGAAAATTCTGAATTAAAGGAATTGAACAAGCTATGCAACCTCTCCCTAGGAGAGGAAATAAAACAAGGAGGATGAAACAAATGGCAAAGAAAAAAGAAACAACGGAAATGGTGAAAACTGATCCAACGGATGAAGCGCCAAACTACATCGAAGAAGGAGGTGAAGGACTAGAAGAAGTCACGTCTAACGACTTAATAGTTCCCCGATTAAAGCTGATGCAGGCCTTGTCACCGGAGGTCCAGGAGGAACTCTTCAAGTCCGGCGACATTGTGAATTCCCTTACCGGGAAAATGTGGGCCAAAAGAGGGGACCTGCTCCACTTCATTCCTATCAAGCACTACAAGGAATGGATTCAGTGGGCTCCAAGAGAAGAAGGCGGCGGGATAGTCGCAAGGTCAAATGATCCAAAATCGGAACTGGCCCGGCTTTCCCACGATCGTGACAGCGAAGTTCACGAGTACCACAATTTCATCGTAATCACAAGGGATCACGGGCCGAAGAAACCGGTGCTGATCTCGTGCAAGGGTACCAACCACAAGAAAGCGAGAGCCCTTCTCGGCCTTGCAAAATACCGTGGAAACTATCCCCTGTACGCTGGCCTCTACACCGTCGAAGCCCAGGTTGAAACGAACAAATCGGGACAGAGTTATTACGTGTTCCAGTTTGAGAACGCTGGGTGGGTCGAGTCCGACGAGTTCGAAACTGCTAAGGAGATCTTTGTCACCTTGGGAACCGCTGATGTCAAGATCGATGATCCTGATGATGAGATTCCTCACGACGACGGAGAAATCTAGGCATTGAAGAACTGCTCTCAAGGAGGATGCAGGGAGCGCGGGCCTAAAGAATGCCCTCTCTGTGTATACTGGACACCATCGAGAAGATCGAAATATTATTGGTGCTCTCGATATTACCAAAGCCGCATCACATGCGACCTTCCGCGATCGGCTTGTGAGTTCTGTGTACACAGGGAGGAGTCATGGCCCGGTGAGGGCAGACCTAATTTATCTGGAATTGATTGGGACTCCCCTGAAGACCGAAACGAGTACATGAAAGAATATATGAGGAAGCGGCGTGCCAAACGTAAAAGCATTACTTGAAGAATACGAAGTTTCTTATGAAGACATGGGCGGAGGAGAACTTAGAGTCTCCTGTCCATTCCATGACGAAGAAGACCCAAGCTGTTTTGTAAATGAGGACAAGGCGGTATTCAGATGTTTTGGTTGCAATTCAAAAGGCGATGTTTTTACTTTATTAGCGGGGGCTATGAAAACCACTCGAAAGGTGATCGTAGCTCACGCTAATAAAACTGGGGCAGGTGGTGGAATTCCGCAGGATGCTGTATACACAGCGCATGGCGATCTCCTTAGGAATTCTTCAGCATTAAAAACTCTTGAAGAAAGACAAGGTTTAAATAAAGACACAGTAATAAAATATTTGATAGGCTTCGACGGGACGAGATTCACTATCCCAATTTTTGATCAAAATGAAAATGTATTGAACATAAGGAAATGGTCAGCCAAGTCCAAGCAATACAAAATGATCAATGAAAAGGGTTTTGGTGAACGCCGCTTGTATCCGATCCGTGCGGCTGAGAGCGATCCTATAATAATTGCTGAAGGGGAATTTAAAGCACTGCTATTAAATCAACTTGGATTCAATGCTATCGCTCCTACCGGCGGTGCGAGTACCTGGTCACATGATTGGAATAATCTATTTAAAGATAAACAAGTCTATATCATGTATGATATTGATCAAGCTGGAATCAACGGTGCCAAAAGGGTTGCTAAGGAAATTTATGATCTTGCCACTTCCGTGAAGATCGTAGACCTTCCAATTGATCCAAAGAAAATTCCAAATGGAGATATCACTGATTACATTATTGAGCTCGGGCATACGGCCACCGATATCCAACAGCTTTTGAATGAGGCCACCGAGTGGAAACCAGAGGAGGTCCAGCAACTTGAAGACGAGTTCGCGGAAGATGATGACCCGATTGAAATAAGTCTTCAGAAAACTTCAAGAGCAGAATACTACCTAAAATTGGTATCGTGCGAAGTCGTTGTATCAGCGAAGGACACAGCCCCGTATTTAATTCCGCAGTCTTTTGCAGTTACCTGTGATAAGGGGTCCAAGGATTGTTGCGGATATTGTCCAATCAATTTGATGAAGGGTAAGTCCGAAATAGTGATCAAAGATCGCCATCCAATTTTGCTCGAGCTGATTGGAATTTCAACGGAAGCCCTTCACAAGGTATTGCGGAAAGCCGCACGGATTCCGGCCTTGTGCCCTGGTGCCGCTTTAAAGATAACTAAAACTGTGAACATTGAAGAGGTTCGATTGATTCCGCAAATTCAAATAGGTTCTCCGGATGATGAATACGTCGTAAGGAGAGCCTTTTATATTGGCGGTGAACTGGAAACGAACATCACTTACAAAATCAAAGCTCGCGTTGTTCCTGAACCAAAGACACAGTATGCTACGCTCCTTATGTATGACGCCGAGGCATCCCTTGACTCCTTAGCTTGCTTTGAGCTAACTCCGAGAATGAAGAAAGAACTAGATATTTTTAAACCAGATGACTGGACTGAAGATGCTATCAATAGAAAGCTCGATCAACTCTATTTGGATCTAGAAGCGAACGTGACAAGAATCTATCAAAGAGGTTCGCTCCATTTGTTCTACGATCTGATTTACCATTCAGTTCTCTATCTTCCATTTCAAGGACGACGAATCAAAGGATGGGCTGAAGGGTTGGTACTCGGTGATTCTGGGCAAGGGAAATCAGAGTGCGTTTCCAGATTAAAGGATCACTATGGGCTTGGAGAAAAAATTGACGCGAAAGGTGCATCAGTAGCCGGCTTGATCGGAGGGCTCCAGGAAGTTTCAAAAAGATGGTTCGTGACTTGGGGTGTGATTACGTTGAATGACCAACGACTCGTAATTCTTGAAGAAGTCAAGGGCCTTTCAACAGAGATCATCGGAAAATTGACAGAAACTAGGTCGAGTGGAATCGCGGAAGTTTCAAAAGTTGAGAAGGCCCGAACAAATGCACGAACAAGATTATTGTGGATTTCAAACCCACGAACCGACAAGAAGTTGCTGGCCTACAATTATGGGGTTGAGGCAGTTAAAGAGTTGATTGGATCTTTGGAGGACATTCGAAGATTTGACATGGCTATCTTGGTAGCAAGTGGTGAAGTTTCAAAATCCATGATAAATATCAGCGATGCGGATCGACCAAAGTCGGATCATACGCATACTTCAGAGCTTTGTAAAAATTTGATTTTATGGGGCTGGTCAAGAAAGATAGATCAAATAAAATTCGAAGATGATGCAGTTACAGAGATCCTGGAAACTGCGTCGCAGATGGGAGCCACCTATGTGTCAAATATCCCCTTAGTAGAGGCCGCGGATCAAAGACTTAAAATAGCGAGGCTCGCAAGTGCGCTTGCAGTGCGAACTTTCTCGACCGATAAGGATGGAGTAACCCTGATCATAAGAAGATGCCACGTTGAATTTGTTTCGAAGTTCTTAAATGCTATCTATTCAAATGATGTCATGGGCTATTATGATTACTCAAGAATGATAAAGAGCGAAACAGAACTTAGGGATAGCGATGAAATTATTTCGAAGTTGAAGGAACTTCCTTATGCTAAGGATGTGGTAAAGTCTATGTTGGAGTCCGCGACTTTCACTCATTTTGATTTAAGCGATTGGACTGACATGTCGCTGGACCAAACTAGAGTGATTATGGGAATCTTCGTAAGGAAAAATGCGGTCAAAAAAGCACGGCGTGGGTATTCGAAGACACCCGCATTTATAGCCTTGCTCAAAATGTTAGATCGCAGTGATGAATTGACTAATGAAGGGATGGAGGAAGATGATGAAATCTAAATTGACTCTTGTAAGTTTGGACAATAACTATATCTATAATTATATTCAAACTTGGAAGGGTCTACATAAAATAAAAAATCAAGGATTAAAGGCTATAAGTATTTATAGGGAATTTGAAAGACGGGGATTCGAATGCTCCTGTGTAACCCAACAAAATATTGACTCAATAAAAGATGGTCTGGTTTTGATAAAAGGCGGATTCTATTTTAAACAGCAGCAGGACTCGTTGATCAAACTTGGAAAGCTCGGAAGCACGCATCCTGTGCGGCTCTTAACGATTGATGAGGATGATTTGAGAATTGATTTCAGGAAATTATTTATGTACCATCCGGAAACAATAAAGAATTTTGGAATTCTTACAAATCAATTTTATCCGATGTACTATGTGAATAGGGATTACCCGGAAGCTGAATTTAGATATGTGTTGCAAAGTAGCTATGCTAATCTAGAATGGATTAATCTCGTACAAGATCCTGGAGCTTCCTTCGATTTCTGCTATGTTGGTGATAGAAAGTCCAGAAGATTTAGAGTTCTAAAAGATCTTGGAATTACGGATATGGAAAACATAGTATTTGTAGGGGCAAAATGGAACGAATATCCTGTTTATGCTTATAGGGAATTCACCTACCCAATTGACCTTTTGAATATGTTTAGATTGGGAGCCTTTCAAATTCATATAACTGATCATAGATGGCATCATTTTCACTACATGACTCCAAGGGTGGCCCAGTCAATTTATGCAAGCCGCCTTGTAATGATCCATGAAAGTCAAATCGCTACAACGCCCGATCTACCCGTAGATGATCGATTCGTTTGGAAAACTTTAAAAGAACTAAAAGAAAAAGTAAAGTCAATATCTAGGTATCATACCTATCACAAACTTTTAGATTTCCAAAGGGAGCATTACCTTGGTGAATATTTTAAGGAATCAGTTTCAAGTGTAGTCAACAGAATAATTGAGGAGGAATTAAAATGCGATATATCTTAGGAGGCGGTCTTAATGGACTAATCATGGCTTATTATAATCCTGATTTTAAAGTCATTGATATCAAACCACCAAAAGCAAAAGACCATTGGACTCCAGAAACGCGGGACGTTATGGTTCAACTCCATGATACTAAGGAGAACAGAATCCTGTTGGATGATCTCAAGATCGCTTATAGTCCGAAGGTCCGCGACATCAAATATTTCTTCAATGGTAAAATATATGATTCGTGTCCGGAGCCATTGGTAACAGAATATGTTCTAAAGAAACTCGGAAACAATAAACACATGCTGACCGAAGATAGAACTTTGACCCAAGCTTCTTCAAGATTTAAAGTTCTGAATTGCAATCTTGAAACCGTGTACCGGGTATTGCGGAAAAGTGTAGAAGATAGAATTATTGAGTGTGACAATATTAATGGAATAAAGTCCAGTCACATTGTAGTCGATAGGGGAACTGCATATTCCTATGAGCTTTTAGTTAGTACACTTCCGGCTCCGGTGTTTTGGGAAAAGTGGGCAGGGGTAAAACCTGACAAACTTGAATTAGAATTTTTGTCCTCAACTTTTCTTGTAGAAAAAGAACCTCCGGGAGGAGTATCAAAAGATGATGATTTTGGACTCATGTATTTTGTAGATGATAGGCCTTATCATCGCGTTTCACATATGTCACCAGATAAATATATTTACGAGTTTACTGGAATACACGAAACTTTTCCAAATTCCTCCATTCAGCGTTTAGCGCAATTCAAAACCTGCCCTCATAATGTACCGCCACCGAATGTTCTGTTTGCCGGGCGGGTTGCGACTTGGAGGCATTGGTGGAAAATTGAGCACACGGTTAAGATGGCAAGATCCCGATTTGCACTTGAGCAGATGTGGAATAGGCAGGCCTTCTTTGAAACTCACTTCTTAGATTTCGATCGGCCAACATCGGAACTGATCGGCGATACCATATACTTCATAACCTGTGTTCAAGAAGAACTACACGAGATGCTTCGTGAGTTGAACTGTAAAAAGTGGAAGGATCAAAAGATAAAAGTTGATAGGGAAAGAGTTCTTGAAGAGTACATCGATGCCTTTAAATTTCTATTGTCAATAGGATCCTTATGGGGATTCTCAATAGAAGAAATAAGTGATATGTTTCATAAAAAATCAAAGAAAGTAGAGGAGGAATTTTTCGATGGCGAGTTATTGGGATAGAAGAAAAACTTTGGATTATTACAAAGTGGCTAAGGAGTTCGTTATGGAGTTCTGCGAAGACTTCGGAGATCTTCTGGATGTAGGTGGCGGACAATGCGAGTATATTTATGAACTACCCTTCGTAAGTAAACTCGTTCTTGATCCAAATCCTAAAGTCAACCATTTCGATCAAGCGGAAACCATTCATGAAGAATTTATGGACTGGGATCCTACAACAATCTTCGACTGCGTTATGTGCCTTCAGGTGCTCGAGCATGTGCCCGATCCATCGGCGTTTGCGGCGAAGTTACTTTCAATTGGAAAGATCATTGTTGTTTCAGTGCCATATGAATGGCCAGATGGATTATGCTCAGAGCATATTCAAGATCCGGTTTCTGAGGAAGACATGGAAACCTGGTTCGGTAAAATTCCAATCGCCTCAATAATTGTTCGCGGAAGAAAGCGACACCGGCTTGTCCAGGTGTATGAAGGGAATATGTAATGTTTAGAAACCGCTTTGGAGAAACACCGAGAACAAAAATAATAAATCTCGAAAAAGCTATGAAGGT